GGCCAGCTCTCTGACCGCGTTGATCAATGCATAAGTAAGGTTGGTCGGGTCAAAGGTCCGAAGATCCTTCATCGACATACCGCCGAACACCCCGTTGGGTTCGACGGTGACCAGCTCCGGCATGATCTTCTCGCACTCCTGCGCCACCATGCCGTAGCGGATCTTGGTGCTGTCGAAGCCGGTCTCGGCCTTGTGCCGGTAGCTGACCGGGCGCAGCTGCAGGATCTCTTCCAGGCCCCTGGTGTAGTCGCGCACGTCATCCTTGATGCGGATATCGCAGGAGGTCACCCAGCCGCCCGCCGTCGGCTTGGCCGGCGCATCGCCCTGGATGGTCAGGTTGCCGCTTGACGGAAAGGTGAAACGGTTGTTGCCGCCATACGCCAGGAAGGTCGAGGTGCCGTTGTAAAACAGCCTGACCGGCGTGGCGCTGTCGAACTCGATACGCCGCTCGGAGCCGCTCAGATACATCTGGTAGCCGGCGCTCGGGCCGACGCCGCCTGGAATGATAGCCTGCCCATCGAGCCGGCTGATGGTGAACGCATTGGTCGCCGCGCCTGCGTCATTGTAGCGGCTGATCTGGAAGTCCGAGCCGGCGTTGGTCGTCTCGGCCGTGGCGTTGCCGGGAATGACCAGCCAGCGATTGTTGCCGCCGAGCTGCCCGGCGATGACGGCGCTGATGCCGCTGGCCGCCTTGTTGAGCACCAGTGTCGGATTGCCGGAAGCCGGCTCGATCTCCACCGAGTTGGCAAAGGTCGCGGTACCGGTCGCGCGAGAGATCGAGAACGGTGTGTTGATCGACGAGCCACCATCGTCGAAGCGGCTGATGGCAAAGTCGGAGCCGGCGTTCGAGCCACCCTCAGGCGTGATGTTGCCGAGGTCCAGAACCCAGCGCAGCTGGGTGTTCATCTCGCCCCGGATACGGCTGAACTTGCCGGAGGCGCCTTTGTCCAGCTCCAGCACCGCGTCGAGGCTGGGCGGCTTGACGATCAGCGTGCCGGTCATCGTGTCGCCCGCCTTGAGCAGGTAGGAACCGGTGACGTTGGTGGCCACCGGCAGCCACGTAGTGGTCGGCTGATTGTAGACGCTCAACACGCTGGTGGTGGTGTTCCACCACAGCTGTCCGTTTACCGGCGTACCCGTAAAAGTAGAGCCCGAGTTGGAGCTGGCGAGAGCCGCCAGGGCGGCGTTCATATCGGAACGGACAGCGGCGCCCGGCCCGTTGTCGATGACGAAATCATGCTGGGCCATAAGTATCTCCTCAATAGCCCTGTGCCTGCCAATCGAAGGTGCGGGCTGCGCTGATAACTGCATTGCTGGCGTTGTAAAGCGTCAGCGTGAAACCAAGCGTACTCTTCGCGGTGATCTTGGCGTAGTCGCCGGAGACACCATCTTGCATCTGGATTGAAATAGATGGTGGCAGGTAGAACTTGACGGCAAAGGTAATGACCTGCGCCGTTCCAGCCCAGGCGACATCGTTGTCATTGTCCGACTTGGCGTGAAGGTCGGCCGTGACCGCCAGGGTTTCAACCGCCACCTGCTCGCCGTAGGGCGCGACCAGCACGGCTTGAAATTCAAACGCCCGGCCGGTGTAGTCGCCCGAGACGAAGGGATTGAAGGCGCTCCAGGTTGGCGTGCCTATCGGATTGTCATCGGTCTGCCGAACCCGGATCATCACCTGCCCGGAGGCGTCCTGACCGGGATCGTCCCAGGACGTCCAAGTATCGACATTGGTCGTCCTGTCGTCGATGAAGGGGGTGCCCTCGATGAACGGAAAGGCGAGCATGTCGACGGTCAGCGTGGTGGTGAAAACGCCGCCCAGATCGATGCGGTTATTGAAGTTGTAGGTGCCGACACGATCGGTGCCAAAGGTCAGCGCAGGTGGCGTGGTGAAGGGAAGCACATCGACGTCCGGCCATGTGTCCATCAGGGTGATGGTGTCGTCCCACAGCCCGCCGGTCTGGCCGAGCACCAGCCAGTTGTTGCCGGTTGGATCGTAGATTTCGGTGTTGGCTTTCGAGCCGAGCCATCCAGCCGGGTTTGGTGGCGTCGGTCCGTTCGGGTGCTCCTGAATGGTGTAGACCAGATAGCTGTCGGTATCCGGCTGGGTCGAGGTGATCACCCCGGCGTTGACCGAATAGACCCCCGAGCTGTCCCTCGCCTTGAGTAGATAAGTACCTGGACGGTTCGGCAGCTCCACGGTCGTGGCGCTGCCGGGGATGGCCATGATCACCGGGTTGGAGGAGGTCCAGTCAGCGCCGGCATTGGGGCTGTAGCGCAGCTCCCAGGTGCCGCCGATCAGGACATCGAGATCCTCTGATGGCGCCCACTGCAGGTGCAACACCTGTCCGAGGATCTGCGAGCGAAAGCGTACCGGATCAGTCGGCGGCGCAGCCAGACCCGACAGCTCGATCGACAGCGTCGCTTGTGTTCCACGGAACCCGGCCATGTCGATCGGCGTCACCCGGAACTCCCAATGACCGGGAGAGACCGGCAGGTCGGTCGCCAGCGCGGCTACCCGCAACGTGGTCCAGTTGTTGTCTTCCTGGCGGTACTGGATATCGAAGAACGGTGCCGTCGAGGACCAGCTGAGATTGACCATGGAGCCGACCGACAAGGCCGACAGGGCGACGAGATACTCGGTGGCTTTCAGATCGCTGATCGTCGGCACGCCGATGGTGGTGATGTTGTGCTCGCCGAGCACCACGTCACGCTCGACCCAGGCCCATTTGCCGGGGTCGTGCGACATCGCCGAGATCGAGAACTTTAGATCGTTTTCTTCAACGGCGACCACTCTCCAGAGAGTGGGCTCCACGTCGCCGGTCGACAGCACCCAGACGGTGTCGGGCTCCGGGTTGGCGGAGAGATAAGGCGGCGCCAGATCGAGCACGCTGACCGGCGTATCAAGAGCTGGAATGATGACGGAAACTGTCTCGACCATCACCTCCACCAGCTGGCCGTTGATGATCTCGTCGTGCGGCACGACGCAGCTGATCACCGCCGGGGCCAGCTCGTGGAAGACGACCGGCGCGTCGAGCGTCACTTGCGACTGCGAGCCCTGCACCAGCCGGCCTCCGCGTCGCTCACCGGTCACCGTCAGATCCGATATCTGGATGATGTCGCCGGGCTTGCACCATGCGCCCTCCAGGCCGACCGTGAACGATACCGTCTCGGTCTCGTAGACTTCCGTGTAGAGCGTCCACTTGCCGGTCCTGACGGCCTGTCCCTCGGAGGTGCAGCCGATCGCCGTGACGTCGATCTTGCTGAGGCCGTAGCGCGCAATCGCATCGTGGTCGTCGATCAGGCTGGTCCTCGGCTGACCAAGGTTATCCGGGTCGTTCCAATGCACCGCCACCTGGGTGTGGCGCGCTCGCAGGTCTGAGCCGGCATATGTGAAGTCGCCACGCTCCACATTGGCGTTGGTGTAAGTGCCGACGAAGTCCTGTGGCTTGTCGGCGATGGCGGTCATCAGGCCGCCGGACCAGTAGTGGCCGCCCCGGAACACCGAGCAGATCGACTGCAGCAGGTCGAAGGCTTCCTGCCGGTCGCCGATCACCGCGTTGCAGACCCAGCGCCGTTCGTTCTGGCCCCGGCCATTGGGCACCGGCTCGTCGCACCACACGCCAATTGAGTAGAGTGACCATTTATCGATCTCGGCCGCCTTGATGTAGTCGCCGATGCCGTAGCGATTGTTGGTCACCAGATCGTACAGGATCCACGCCGGGTTGTTGGTCCAGTCGGTCTTGAAGTTGCCGCCCCACGACCCGGTGTAGGTGCCCTTGTATGGGTCGTAATTGGTCGGAATGCGGAGTGATTGCAGGCCGTCGAGGTCGTAGACCCGCACCGGGATCGAGGAGAACTGCTCGGCATCGACCGTGGTGCCGACCACCGCCGAATACCGGTAGCGCACGCGAGCATCGACTAGCTCGTAATAGGCATCCCAATACAGGTCGTTTTGAATGGATATCTTGGTCGAGTCCGGCGTGTCCCGCTCGATGCGGATGTCCCACGGTGGCAGGCCGGTCAGCGTGTAGGTCAGGTCACGCTGGTAGCGCCCCGTGGTCTTGCCCCGGATGGTGTGGCCGTCGATCTTCTGGTAGCCGGCGGTCGAGCCGCCCGACTGCAGGTAGACGCTGAAGGTGACGGCCGATCCCTTGATCTCGCCCGTGTCCGTGGTGGTGGTAAGCGCCGGCACCGACATGGTGAGGCGAACCCTGTTCGTATCCCCGTTGGTGATGGTCCTGGTCTGCGGCGTGGAAACCTTGATCTGCACGCCGACCGTCACCGGGGTGGCGGTGCCGGGAAAGCCCGCCAGCGGCAGCTGGTCCGGCGCGCCGTTGTTGTACTCGATGGCGAACCCCTTGACGTTGTAGCTGCCGTCCTTGTTCTGCACCCGCACGCCATCGAAGCAGACGCTCCTGAGGCCGTCATGCAAGCCCTTGATGATGCCTTCGCCCAAGAGGTCGACGATCTTGGCGACCTGCCGCGAGCGCAGGGTGTTCGGCGTCTCGTTGACCCCGCCGCCCTTGGCCGAGCCGCCCTTGAGAAAGCCGGAACCGCTCGGGACGACAAAGCGCCTGCTGCCATCGTCCGCCATCAGTTCGTCCCGCTCGATGGAGAATAGGGACCGCCGCCACCACCCAGGGCCGGGGTGTTGATCTTCTCGTCGCCGGTCTCCAGGCTTGCCGAGACGACCGTCGGGCCGACCCAGCAGCGGCCATAGACCAGCGGCACCGGAGCGCCCTGGCCAACTGTCGCCTCGGGGCCGGAAAACATAAACGAATCGTCTTTTTTATCGTCTTTCGTCTTTTTCTTAGGCTTCGGCGTCAGCAGCAAGGAAAGGCCGACGAGGAGAGCCGTCAGCACCAATGGGATGACGATGTTGGCGACTGTCGCTGCCGTGCCGGTCAGCGCCAGGGCCGAGATGATGGCCGGCGCGATGAAAGCGCTGCCCTCGACATGCGGCACGATGTCCAGCTCGCGCGACACCGGAGCGGTGACGCCGAGGCGTCCCTCGCGCCAGTCGTCGTCGGCCCGGATGTAGTAGCCCTTGTGCTTGATCAAGGCGCGACGAAACGTGGGATAGTTGGCATCCATCGCCCGGATCGCCTCGACCGGCGAACCGATGGCGAAATGATGCTCGTGCCCGAACTCGTCGCCGAGCGAGCCCCATAGCCGCACGGTGACCATCCCGCTCATGACGGCTCCCTGCCGGCGATCTCGCCGGTCCACACGCGACGGTCTGACGGATCATGCCGAGGCGGTTGGCCCGCCAGGAAGTCGAGGTGCCGGGCGATATACATGGTGGCCTGCTGGTAGAAGCCGCCATAGGTCTCGCGCACCGACACCCGGCCGGAGAGCTGGTGCAGGAGCATACCTTCCGGCTCGATGTAGAGGCCCATATGGTTGGGCACCGGAGCGCGGATCTGCATGATGATCATGTCACAATGCTGCGGCGGCGTGTCTTGCGGCAAGAGCTTGAAGCCGGCAGACTCGATCTTCTCGACGATCAGGTTCTGGTCCTTGTGCCACCAGTCCCAATCGCGGTCGAAGTCGACCAGCTCGATACCGGTGAAGGCGGTGAAGCCGTCGCGCACGAGTCCCCAGCAATCGAGCGATCCATGGCACCACTGCCGGCCGATGAGCGGCGCCACGTAGCCATGCGGCTCGATCACCGTCCACTTGCCGGTCGGCACGCTGACGATCAGCCAGGGCACATTGGTGGTCTCGCACATCGAGAGATCCGCTTGGCTGGCGATCGGCGGCTGGTAGGCATGCGAGTGCACGATCGCTTCCAGCTTGCCGTCCCTGACGGCCCTGAAGAACCCTTCTCGCTGCATGGCAAAATGATCCATCACGGTGCTCTCGTTGGGCACCGGCCGGAACTTGCCGTCGACCACCACGCCGCACGCCTCGCGCGGCATCTCCACCGTGGCGTGGGCCAGGGCGGACTCGAGAACCCACTCCGTCGGCTGCCACATCTCAGCCTCCACTGATCAAGGTCGAAGCCGGGAACGCCCCGGTATTGAGGATACCATTCTTGCCGAACCGCGCCTTGCAGGCACTGAGCGTCTTCCTGCAGCGGTCCTTGGCCGGGTTGGTCGTCGGGTTGCCCTGGATGTCCTGCACCGGAGGACCCTGGTAGCCGCACTCCGGGCTGCGGTAGATCCACGGGCAGGTGCCGGCGACCACCTGCCGCCGTGGCAGCTGCACGCCGGAAACATCATAGCTAACTGCCAGCTCCAGCTCGATGAAGATCGAGTTCATGCTGGCCTTGCGCGCCACGTAGTAGATCTCGTCGGGGAAATGCGCAGTCGGATCGGCGTGGACATTGCCGAGCGGGAAGTTGATGGCGTCCATGTACTTGGCGATGGTCCGCCGACGGGTCACCTTCGCACCGATAGCGTCGGCCATGCGGCGCAGGTAGGCCCCAACCGATCCGCCGATATTCGAGAACTTCAAGCTTGGCCTGGGCAACGGCCCGCCCTGCTGCAAGGCCCAGCCGGAACCCTCGACCGGGAACGGATCGTAGGTCTTGCCCTGCCATGTGATCGGTTGCAGCTGGATAGTGGTGCCAGCATGCCAGCGCAGCACCGTCGTGCCGCCGATCCCCCGGTCGTCGAACTCGAACATCTCGATGACCGCCACCGGGTGCAGGCCCGACAGGTCGACCCGGATATTGTCCTCCGGATTGGGGTTGACGGTGCCGCCCTTGGCCAGCGCCACCGCCTTGCCGGCCAGCGTGTAGGCGCCGGTATTAACCGCCAGCTTGCGCACCTGCGAGGTGTGCAGCGTAACGTCCTTGCCAGTCAGGGCATAGACGCCGCCGATCGCCGTGACCTTGATGGCGCCCGGCGAAAACCGGGTCAGCGCCACCGGGTTGCCGGTCAACGTGTAGCCGCCGCCAGCCGCCGCCAGGGTATAGGCGCTGATCGTCGTCCTGGAGAGGGTGACCGGCTGCCCGGAGACCGCGTAAGGACCTGCGCCAACGGTCAGATTAAAAGTCAGGGTCGCCCCGGCGACCAACGTAACCGGCGATCCCGTATGTGCATAGAATCCTATGCCGGCAGCTAGGCTGTAATGCACCAGACCGCTGGTCGCGAACATCGCGACGATCGTCGGCCGGTTGCCGATCGGCACCGATACGAGGGTGCCGGCCGTCAGGCCGCTGATGTCCTGGGTAGAGTCGTCGTCGAACACCAGACGGAGGCTGGTGGTTCCTGCCGGCAGCAGCACCTTGAGATCGTCGGCCGGCTTGGTGTTGGAGACAGACGTTGTCGCCCCATTGTTGACGAATACGGGAATTGTGGTCGTTACGGCCCGCTGCTCCAGGCCGACGCCCCAGACGTAGAAAAAATTGTTGACGTTGCCGACATAGGACGGCAGTCGGACGGCAGAGGGATTGTCGGCGCAGAAGCCGAGGATGGCGCCGCCCGACCCGCTGGTGGTGGCATCCGGCGTGGCCCAGAACCATGCCCTGACCCAGCCCTTTCCGAGGTAAGGCAGGAACGTGATGCCCGACGCGGTGACCGCCGTGCCCTGCCCGCTGATCACACCACCCTTCATGTCGATGGTGATAAAAGCCTGCCCGTCGACGAACGCGGAGTCCGGGGCAACCAGCTGGCAATAGCGAGCGCTGCCCTGCTTGACGTAGGCCTGGAACAGGTAGGGCAGGCCGCTGGTGTAGGAGACGCCGCCTGTTCGGTTGCTGACCTGATGAACACCGTTACCGATCGTCTCAACGAGCCGGTCGGCGGTTATCGACCCGGACGGACCAACAAGGATGTTGGAGACGACGGTGGCGTTGGTCAGGATACGCGCTTCTGTCGCCGTCGCGCCGCCCATCATGTTGGTGACGGCGCCTTCGTAGACGAGCCCCTTGTCGGAGATCCGTGGCGTGTCGACACCCGACACAGCCGTCAGCTGGCCATACAGGTCTTCTTCGTAATAATTACCGGAGAACGACGGCAGAGGCTGCGTGAAGCTGGCCCGGCCAGCCGCGACCACATCCGCAAAATCGGCGTAGATGGTGCCGGCGTGCAGATAGGTGCTGTGTCGGAAGTCGAAATGGAACGGTCGCGGCGCCGCCGCAAGGCTACGAGTCGTGGTGGTGGTTTGCCCCGCAGTGTTGACGCACTGAATGGTGAAGGTCGATGTCTCGGCCGTCAGGACGTTACCAGTGATGGTGACCGTTCCGCTGCCGCTGCCGGTGATGGTGAAGTCGGTGCCGCCAGCCGATTTCGTGACGGTATAGGTATGCGGCCCCAAATTGCCGGAGTGGTAATCGGTGTAGGCAATGGTGCGTGAGAACGTCTCGCCGATCGCAAGATAGCCGCTCGGGAACAGGGACGGTTGCCGCGCCGGGGCGACGTTGAAGAGCTTGACAGCCATCTTGGCTGGGCCGCCCGCCGTCCAGGTGCCGACGAGCAGCAGCGCGGTGCGCCCGCCCTCGGTGGTCGGCACGGTGCCAGCCGTGGTGCGGGCACTGCTATCGACCGTCATACCCTGCGGCAGATTGGGATAGGTGTCCCGGCGCAGTGCTCCGGGGTTATCCTCGTTGTCATAGTAGCCGAGGATCTCCTCAAGATCCGGAAGAGGGCTGCCGTAGAGCGACAAAGCCGACGGGAAGGTTGAAGCCCACGATCCGCCCGGTGAGGTGTTCACCACAGGAGACAGAACGACCGGCACCGTGTTGTTTGGCGCTGCCGATGGCGTCCATGCCCGGATCCAGTCGAGCTTGACGCTCTGGGGCCAGTCACCAGCGTCGTAAACGCCGCT